CGATTCAGCCGCCAGCGCATCGCCCCCATGCTGGAGGAAACGCCTGCGCTGCGCCGGAAAGTGCGAGACAACCGCAGCCGTGATGACGCCAATACCACCCTCATGAAAGACTTTGCCGGTGGCGTCATGGTGGTCAGCGGCGCCAACAGTGCCGCCAGTCTGCGCTCGATGCCTGTTCGATACCTGTTCCTGGATGAGATTGACGCTTACCCGCAAGACGTCGACGGCGAGGGATCGCCCATCGTGCTGGCTGAAAAACGCACCAGCACGTTTGCCCGGCGCAAGATTCTCAAGGTGTCGACGCCTACAGTTAAGCATCTGAGCCGAATTGAGGCGTCTTACGAGCAAAGCACCGCTAGCAAATATTTTGTTGCATGCCCGCACTGTGGCGAATACCAAACCCTGGACTGGGGGTCCAAAACACCCCACGGCCTGAAATGGCAAAAAGAGGACGATGGCACGCTCAAGCCCGGAACCGTGCGCTATGTCTGCGACCACAATGGCTGCGAAATTGAAGAACATCAAAAGCCGGACATGCTTGCTGATGGCCGGTGGATAGACGCCCGTCAAAGTAACCGCCCCGGCCAGCTCACCGGCTTCCATCTGAACGCGCTCTACGCGCCGCTGGGCTGGGTCAGCTGGGCCGATCTTGTCCAGCAGTTCACAGAGGCAGCCCAGCACGCCAAGTCTGGCGACGTCAGCCGCCTGAAAACCTTCACCAATACGGCGCTGGCGGAAACTTGGGAAATGGTAGGTCAAGGCGGCGACAGCAAGGTCCTGTCTGCTCGCGCCGAAGACTATGAGCTCGGCACCGTGCCGCGCGGTGGCTTGATGCTGGTGATGGGGGTCGACACCCAGCCCGACCGACTTGAGGCCCGCGTCTGGGCCTTCGGTCGGGGAGAAGAGAGCTGGCTGGTGGCGCGCCACATCATCTACGGTGACCCAAATCTGGATGAAAACACCGAAGCATCCCCGTGGACGCGCCTGACCGAAATCCGCGCCACCCCCATTCTGCACGCCAGCGGAGCACAAATGGTGATCGAGGCCACTGGCATCGATACCGGTGGCCACAACACCCACGCCGTGTACGCCTATTGCCGCCACCACGACCGCGCCAATGTGCTGGCTTTCAAGGGCGCTAGCACCTACGGCAAGGCCGTGCTTGGAAAACCCAGCCTGATCGACGTCACGCACCGTGGCAAGACCATGCCACGCAGCCTGAAGCTTTGGCCCATCGGCACCGACACCGCCAAGCACCTGCTGTATGGCCGCATGCGCGTCACGCAAGTGGGCCCAGGCTACGTGCACACTCCAAAGGCCTTGCAAAGCACGGACGAATATGAGCAGATGACCGCCGCCCGCCTGATGCCCGTCACCGTGCAGGGCAAGGCCAGCATGCGCTGGATCACGCCGCATGGCAAGCGGGAGGAGGGCGGTGACTGCATGGTCTACGCATACGCCGCCGCCTGCCACCTCGGCATCCAGACCTACCGCGAGCCGGGCTGGGCCAGAAGAGAGGCCAAGTTTGCACCGCGCGAGCCTGATTTGTTTTCGACCCCGGATGCCGGTAGTCGAGTATCCGGCGCTACCGGTGATCAACCAGACGGCGACAAACCTGCACAGCCCATTCGTATCTCCGGCGGACGCATCTCCCTCTCCGGCCTGCGCCGCGGCACCAACACATGACCAACGTCGCCCCCATGTTTCCAGAAACCAAACCCGACCTTGTCACCCTGCTGCTGCAGCAAGTCATTGCCATGGCCCCCGGATTTTCTGAGGCGCTGGCCCGGCAGATCGAGGCCGACTTCCGCGCCAACCATGCCGGACAGAGCTTCGTGGTGCTGAAAAGAGGCCCGCGCATGACACCGGAGCAGCGCCAGGCGGTCTTCGACGACGGGCTTAGCAACATGGACAATGAAGAGATCACCGAAAAACACAAGATCAGCCGCCGGACGCTATACCGAGTCATGAAAGACGGAGGAGGGCGCTTCCGAGACTGACTAGTGCCAATTTGCCCTATTTGGCACAGCCATATTTCCATAAAGTCGGCTCCAACCACGGAGCCCACGATGGCCGGAATCACCCTTTTACAAGCCCAGACCCAGCTCGACGCCTATCTAGCCGCTGAAACTGCCGTTCTATCAGGGCAGCGGTACGAAATAGCTGGCCGCATGCTGCAGCGCGCCAACCTTGCCGAAATCCAGGCGGGAATAAATCTTTGGAACACCCGAGTCCAGACGCTCAGCAGCCAATCTAGCGGCCGCAGCCGTGCCCGCACCGTGGTGGCCGGATGATGCAAGCCAAACCCCTGACGGGACAAAACATCCTTGACAAGGCGATTGCCTACGCAATGCCCGGACTCGCCGTCAAACGCATGGCGCAGCGTACCCAGTTGGCGCTTTCGGGCGGCTACACCGGCGCCCGCATCGACAAAGCACAGCTCTCTCGCTGGTCACCCATGGCCGGGTCTGCCAACACCGACACGATCCGCGACCTGCCCATGCTGCGCGCCCGCTCCAGAGACCAGATGCGCAATGCGCCCGTGGCGCTGGGCGCCCTCAATACCACCGTCAATCATGTCGTCGGTACCGGCCTGACCTACACGCCCGCCATTGACGCCGAGTTTCTCGGACTCAGCGATGAGCAGGCCGAAGAGTGGCAAGACGACACCAAGCGCCGCTTCAAGACCTGGTCCGAGTCCACCGACTGCGACGTTGCCCGCCAGCTAGACTTCTACGGCATCCAGGAGCTGGCTTTCCGCTCCTTTCTTGAGTCCGGCGACTGCTTTGTACTCACGCCGCGCATTGCCCGCGCAGGCCGCGCCGCCCGGCTGGCGCTGCAACTCCTTGAGGCCGACCGCATCTGCAACCCCAACCGCGCCGCCGACAGCCCGACTGTCATCGACGGCGTGGAAATTTACCCGAACACGGGTGAAGTCATTGCCTACCATGTGGCGCGTCAGCACCCTGGCGGCATCCTTTCTGGCGGCAACACCTGGGACCGCGTAGCCGCGCGTGGCACGTCCACCGGCCGGCGCAATGTGCTCGCCATCTTCAAGCCGCTTCGCCCAGGCCAGGTACGCGGCGTGCCATGGAGCGCACCCATCCTTGAGCCACTGAAGCAACTGGGCCGGTGGAGCGACGCCGAACTCAACGCCGCGGTCGTCTCCGGCCTGATGGCCACCTTTGTCACCATGGACCCCACCGCCTTCGATACCCTTTACGACGAAGATGCCCAAGGCGCCATCATTGACACCGCCAGCAAATGGTCGGGCGAGATGGAATCGGGCAAAGCCATCAACTTGTTGCCAGGCGAAAGCATCGAATCCCCCGCGCCGGGCCGACCAAACCCCGCCTTTGATCCCTTCTGGACCGCCATGGTGCGCCAGATCGGCATGGCACTTGAAATGCCGTATGAAGTGCTGGTCATGCACTTCCAGAGCAGCTACAGCGCTGCCCGTGCCGCCCTGCTGATGGCATGGAAATCATTCCGCAGCAAGCGCGACATGCTCGCCAAACAGCTGTGCCAGCCCGTCCTTGAGCTGTGGCTGGCCGATGAAGTGGCCGAAGGCCGCATCAATGCCCCCGGCTTCTTTTCCGACGAAGTGGTGCGTGCCGCCTGGTGCGCAGCCATCTGGACCGGCGACGGCCCCGGCAGCATCGACCCCGCCAAAGAAGTGGACGCGGCGCAGAAGCGAGTCGACCTCGGCATCAGCACCAAGCAGGCAGAAAGCATCCTGCACGACGGTGTCGACTGGGAGCAAAAGCACGAGCAGCGCGTCAAGGAAATCAACGCCGAAAAGCGCGACGGCATCTATTTCCCGCCCGCTGGCACCCCGGCCGTTGTGCAGCCATCTGCACCTGATGCGCTGGCCCCTGGTGATTCGACAGCCACTGACTGATTTTTAACCCCGAGGAACCCACCATGAAAAACCTGCTTACCCGAACCTTTCTCCCCGTCCTGCTGGCCCTGGCCACGCTGCTCGCCATCGCACCCACCGCGCAAGCCGGGGCCCTGAGCGACTACCTTGAAAACAAGCTCATCGACCACGTCTTCCGTGCGCAGGCTTATACCGCACCTGCCACGATCTATGTCGAGCTTTACACCAGCGCATGCAGCGATTCAGCGCGTGGCACTGAGGTATCTGG